TTCCATACTCGCATCCAGCATATTTTTCTATTCTGTTTAATAGCTTTTGTATGCTCATATATCTTGTTACCTGTTCAATTTGAGCAGCTTTTAATTCCGTCTCTACAACATGTTCGACTTGTTCATCTGTCCACACCTGCTGCATACTGCATTCAATCTTCATAGCCTTTAATAAATTTATATCTCCCCTTTTTTCAATTAACTGTTTGACTCTTTCTTTTCTTATTCCTAAAAAATCATCCGGTCTTCTTGCATATATATTCTCTACAATTTCATATCCGTATCCCACTATATGTTCTACGGTTCTGATCAAGCCAAGCTTGGTCAACATTTCAATTTGCGGAGTTTCTTTGTACGCTCCTAAATATTTAATTGGATTTGTTTTCCCTACTTCCCTTGCGTATTCCTCTAATCCGCTGTATTGAAATATCGTGCCTTTCATCTCTTCGTATGTCTCCCACATGATCGGTGCTTCGTCAATTGCAATATTCTTATTTCCATACAAATTGCAATCATCCCAAAAGTCCTTTCCGTCATACCAACTATGCTTTTGATAATCAATCTGCATCTTCTTTCCTGGTTCGAAATAAGCCCTCGCAACCTCTACTCCTGAGATTTCCTCGCTAGCGTTGTGCATTTCTTCGCCTTTATCTCCTGCTATCAATTGCAAATTGTACTGTTTGCTTACTTCTATGTATCGGATTACCATTCCAGTTTCTTTGTATTTCTGTCCTAGAAACAGGTGTACTGTTTTTCCATGTTCCCTTTTTGTTTTTCCCTGGCATTTATATTCTCCACGCGCTCCGCACATAGGGCATTTTCCATACTGTCCCTCTCTTGGTTCTTCTATCACATGCTCAAATTGGCTCTCGTATGATTCCCCTCTTTTCCATTTTGCATCTGTTACGCCTCCACATTTACTACATGCCACAGTTGCTCGGCTTCCACGTTTCTTGTAGTACAAGTAATGCAAATTGTGGAAATATTGCGTTTCTGCTCTTTTCAATATTTTTTCTTCCGGAAGTTCTGGTGTATTTTCAATACGATCACTGAGTGCCTTTTGCCTTCTTTCGTACCTTCGATTTTCCGCTTTTTGCCTTTCCGTATATGTAATTTCATCTTCGCGCTTGTAGATGTACTCCCACCATTGTTTTTCGTTCCAAATCTTTGTTTTGCAGAAGTCTTTTATCCTGTTTAAATCCTCTTCATCCTGGAGAATATTTTTCTTTTGCTCGTCACTCCATGGATCTCTCTTGTCTTCCTGCGTCCCCCATATCAGTCCATCTGAGTAATACCCTGTTTCAATCTTTTTTCTCGACCACTCTCCCGATTCCGGAAAATAATTCCCAAAATCTTTCTTTGTAAGCACGATTCTTACCAATGGGATATTCCTCATCTCTCTGCTATTTTTGTATACTTCCAAAAACAAATGTTTTTCACCATCTATAGTCTTTATTTCTGTTACTCCTACGTATTTCGCATCTTTTTTTCTGCTTACTTTCCTAAGCTTTAGAAATGGTATTTTTTCAATTGTCTTCTTTTTCAATTGTCCCACCTACTTTCCCATGTAGTATTCCGTTATGATCTTCTTTGCCCTTCCCATTCCCGGAATACCAAGTGTGACTCTGCCCGCAGAAACACCTGCTGCCTTTACGATATCTTTATCTACAGCGTTCTGATTCTTGAATGACCACGACAATAAAGCTGCAATGCATCCTTTTAGACTTTTTCCCTTCTTACGCGCCTGATGTGCTAGTATCTCATTTTCCATACACTGTCCTCTCAGATACTCTACCCAGTCTTCCATGATTTCTTTCGGCTTCAACTCTTCTGTTTCAACATCAATCTTTCCAAGTGCCGCCGTCAGTGAATCGCAAAGCTCCGGAATCTCTCCTTGCAGATACATTTCCACGTACTCACTTCCAATTCCATTTTCTTTCGCCATTTCTTTTAGACTTTCTACATCACCCTCGTTGAATAGATTGTCTGCCAGCTCATTTAATTCCTTGTACGAACTCATCTCTCCAAATTTCTCAAACATCTGTTTTACCTCCCTTGCCATGCTGGCTCATTTGCCATTCTCTTTTTCTTGCCTTTTGTATACTTGTCACAGTTTTCCGGACTGCATCCTCGTCTTTTACCTGTTAGTAAAATGTAATCACAACCTCTTCCCTGATAAGCTCTGTAAATACATGTCTTGCACTGTTGTCGCTTTTTTGCAGCGTTGCGCCGTTGTTCCTCGTAGCTTTTTCTTTTATCCTCTACTTTCGACTTTGTAATGCTCCGTGCCATGTTCTTGATTGCACTCTCTGTGCGATCAATTTTTAACGACATGACCTGTGTTGGGATTTTTCCCCAATTTTCTTTCACGTACTTGCGTTCTTTTTCTGTCCATTTTCTACCCATGCGATTGCCCTCCGATTTCGGACTTTTCGGCGTTTGTCGGACTTTTTAGTCTTATTTTTGCCTGTTCCATCATCCATTTGCTGTATTCGTTTCTGCGCTCCCATACAAACTCCACTTTATGCTTGTCCAGTTCTGTAGAAATCTGCTGCCAAAGTTCCTTATGTGCTACATTTTCCCCTTTAATCGTCTTCCAACCGTTAGTTTTCCACATTTCCAAGTTGCCATTTTTGCAATTATTGTTCAAAAATGTAGAATCTGTATGCACCTCAAGGACACACTCCTTATTCAGTCTTTTCAATGATTTCAGGAAAGCACATAGCACTGACTTGTGGTATGTTGTCTTTTCGTCACGGACGAAATCTTCTCTCGTCTCGATTTCTCCATCTTTCTTTTGATATTCGACTACTGCTGCGTACCAGCCTTCTCCCTCTCCTGCCCGAAGTGGACCTTTTAAAGAGGTTTCTATGTATATCTTTACTTCAAACATTTTTAAATCCTCCTATTTAGCCTGATCATGGTGTATCTTCTATACCGGTATCCCGTTACTGGATTGATTCCCTCGTAAACAGATGCTATGTAATATCCTTTCTGCGATTTTGGTTCTTTCTTCCACCTGATCAGCTTGTCTACCTTTGGTTCCGGAAGTGGCATATTTTTGCTGATGTTGTAACTTGCCCGACTTAGCCTTGGCTTTCCTCTCGCTCCATCCGCTTTCGTTTCTGTTGTATATTCATCTTTTGTCATGTAGCTGGCGAGTTTCGTAAAGTCTTCGTCGTAATACTGACTGTTCCGGATTTCTATCGACCACGTTCCGCCTTTTTTCCAAGCTCTCTGCAAAATGCCCGCCGTGTCTCCACATTCATTCATCACGACGTGGATGTGCCACGCTCCACGTGTTCCCTGTTCAATATTACGAAACCAAAAACACTCATATCCACGCTTTTTAAATTCTTTCCTGACCGTCTTCATCGCATCCTGAAAATCTTTCAGTGCTGCTTTCATATCCTCCGGTCTATTTCTCACTTCGTAGGTCCATGTAGCAAAGACGTCACCCGGTCTTATATATTCCAGCATCCTCCAGCGACACCGTTTCATCTTATTCAGCGCATTTACCTTCTGCATCTGTTCCTTTGTCGGTTTTTCTTTCTTTTCTCTTCGCTTACCAGGTGCCCCGTATCTGCCGTCATGGTTTTCTTCTATATCGATGATTTCTCCGCCTCTAAATTCCCTTTTCTTCCTGTTTATCATAATTCATCATGTCCTAACTTTAATATTCTTATCAAGTCGAAAACGGGTTCAAAATCCCCCGTTTTCCTTGACTTTTCCAGTTCACAATGATATTATAATTTCAGGTATTGAAATTAGTGTTCTTTGTGAACCGGCTGGCATTTGCAGATGTCAGCTTTTTTCTTTTGTCAATCTACCATTTTTACTTCTACGCCATATTTTTGTGCTATCTGTTCTGCCTTTTTCTGAACCTCTTCCCTGGTCCCAAACATCGCTTGTACATTCGTTACATTTCCACTTGGAAATTTGATTGCCTGCGAATATCTGACTATCTTAACCGGATTCTCCATATTTTCTCCTTTCCGGCATTGACTTTTTCTTTGGTTTTTCTTATACTTAATTTGTGTTTTTAGACTAGCGCCTAAGGTTTGCCGACCTTTTATGGGCGCTTTTTTCATCGAATCATCGATATCACTGTGATTTCTCCTGCTAAAAATCCAAGTGCTACGGCTATCATTGTTCCGATAACCGTCATAACTCTGCGAAACATAATCTCGTCATAGAGGTCCTTCTTAAGCAGCTGTTTCGCCAGTCTGCGTTGTCTGAGCACGTCTGATCGTTCGAACTGCATAACCTGAATCTCTTGTTTTTCAGCTGTCATAATCTCATTCATTTCACTACACCTCCTACAATCCCAACAATCACTATTGTCAGCACAAAAAACGCTATTAAGCGAGCTGTTCTATTTTCCTTTCTTAGATATTTTTCATGCCGGTTACGGATTCTTCTTTTCTCCCACTCAGGGAGCGCTTTTCTTCTGTTCCAGTTCATTTCTTTCCCTCTTTCTCAATTTCTTCAAGCAGATTTTCAAGCCTAAACAGCTCGTCCACTTTTTTTCTTTCCTCATGCTCTTTTTCCCATGTAATTTCCTTCATATCCAGCATTAATTCCAATGCTCCTACAACCCTGTATTTATGAGAATTACATATCTCTCTTGCGAACCTTAAGTCCTTCATACGTTCGTCTTCTCTGATCTGTCGTTTTACCCAGTTCAGGTTGTGTTCGAGTAATTCCAGGTATTTTTCAAGCATGCTTGTCCTCCCTTCTACCGCCTAGGCGGTTTTATCCTCTGTTATCTTTTCGAGCGTGTAGTCAATCTTTACTCTCTCCTGCTCTTCTATTAGGGAAATGAGCACTCGTATGATTTTTTCCATATCTGGTTTCATTTTTCTTCACCTCTCTAATATCTATGTGTTGCTGTTTGTACTTTTTGCGTTGTCCACCAAAATCTCCTATACTGTAATTACAGGGCACCGCCATGTCCGAGTAATTACGAAAGGAGTATATTGCGTTAACTCAATTATTAAAATTAAGAACAACTAAACGTTGTCAGAAGGGCGTGTATTTTGCACTCCCTTCAATTCATTCCTCATTAGCTCTTCGAAGATGCTTTTCACGTATCGCCCAAGATTTCTATCTTTGAATCTTATTTCCCTGTAAAATTTCATGCATTTGTCATAAAATTCTGCATAATTTTCGGATTCGTGTTTCAGCTCTTCGTAAACTGTGTTTACCTCATTTTTAATTTGAATTTGTAACCTTTCGCAATCTACCATCTCTCTATCTCCTATCCTGCTTTCTTGTTGCTCTCAATCAGCTGTCTGTCCTTTAATGCACTTGCGTAAATGATCACTTGTTTTCTGTCCTCTTCCCCGAGGTTTTCAAGGATCCGCATTAATTCTTTTCCCTCTTTTAAGTCTTTTTCTGTTAGATGCTTTGTCATATTGTTTCACCTCTCTTTCTACTTCAAAAAATATTCGATATTTACGCCAAAGTAATCCGCTACCTTTTTTAACTTATCAACACTCGGAGATGATTCTCCCCATCTTTTTATTGTTGCGTTGCCGAACCCTAACGTTTTTTCAAGGTAACTTATTGTTACTTCATTTTTCTTTGCCAGCTCTAAAATTCTTTCTAATATCACTTTCCTCTCTCCTTTGCTTTGATAGACAACTGCATACGTTTTTGCTATAATAGCCTTGTTACACTTAGATAATTTTCTAAAGGCTTTTAAGCTGGAAAGGAGTTGCCAAGGAGTAACATTTTAAACGGATACCTCCAAGAGAGGAGGTGGAGCTCAAGGGAATTTTTTAAAAATATTCTCGAATGTATCGTACTTGTTTTACAGATTATAAAAATCTTGGACGATTACGATATGTAAGAGTTCCTTTGCGCCCAATCTGAACCTTGGGCGCTTAATCCTATGTATCAAAATTCCATATATCGCTCTTTTTAAGATTTATTCATGCGGTCGCTCTCGTTGCCATAAGAGCGGCCATTTTATATATGCAGTTGTCTTTTCATTGTGCTTGGCTGTCCCTTTGTGAACATTATAGTTCTCATAGCATCATTTGTCAACAACTTTTTTGTTGACTTTGAGAACATTTGATGATATTATCAATGTAACGGAGGTGATTAATACGAACGAAAGAATTAAATCAATTCGCGAATGTCTACAACTTACTCAAGAAGAATTTGGCAATCGAATAGGTTCTGCTAGAAACACTATTGCAAATTACGAAAACGGAAATAGGAATCCTTCTAATTCAGTTGTTCTTTCTATTTGCAGAGAATTTAACGTGAATGAAGAATGGCTTCGTGCTGGTAAAGGTGATATGTTCGCAGAAGTGCCGGCAGAAGATGAATACTTCAAAGCTGCTACGCAAATTTCTAAATCCGGAGATAAATTCGCAATGCAGGCGATTATCGAATATTGGAAATTGGACGATGTGAGTAAAGAGGCACTAAAGAATTACATATATAAAATTGCAGAAAAAAGCAGGGAATAAATTCCCCGCTTCTCATTCTGTCAGATTTTTGACTACCGTGTAAATTGATATGAGTACTTGCTGGTCTTCAATTTCTTTGACAATTTCAATGATTAGTTTTTGATAATCTTCATTACTCATATGTACCCCTCCCGTCTGTTATGTATTGAACACACGTTCGAAATCCCTTGTAAAATAATACTACTACTAATTTTGTTTTATTTCAAGAGATTTTCGAACATTCGTTCTAAAAGGGTGTTTTATTTAGCCCCTTTTACTATATATACACATGACTAGCGGAAATCTAACGCGGTTTTAGGGAATCGTCCGAGAACTCGGACACTTATTTGTAATCAGATTCATAAAGGTCTGAAATGCGAATTTTTAGACCTTTTGCAATGGTTTCTAACGTATCTATTCGTGGCATGGTTTTCCCGACTGCTATATCATTTATAGTGGATTTCGGAACTCCTGTCATAATAGATACTTGACGTATAGACAAATTTTTATCGTACATTATTTTATCCAGTAGCGTTTTCATAGTGGCTTTATTTTAACCGTTGGGACCATGAAAATCTACAGGTAAATATTGGAAAAATTTGTCGTCGTAATATCAATAAATCAGTTTTTAGATGCAATTATTAATATATTTTGTGGGGGACTCTAAAAATGAAAAAGAAAATTTTATTTATTTTTATGCTCGGTGTATTTTCTTGCAATATTTTATCTTGTGGAAAGTCTCAGATTAACGATGCTTCTCAGCAATTAGATTCCAAGAGTGAAAAAACTATTTCAAATGATCAAAAACAAAACAAAGAGGAATTTTCCTCTGATTCTGCAGATAGTTATCCTATCGTTTCTTATGATGATATTTCTACCGGTAGGTATAATGGTCAAACCGTCCGAATTAAATGCATTATAGATAGGATTAATGTTAAGTTCGAAAACTCTTGCAGCTTCTCTTTGTGGTATCCAATCAGTAATGGTTACATTTATGAAGGTAGTGCAACCAATAGTTTTCATGATGTTTCTCCTGATTCTCCAGAATTTGTCTTTTTAAATGCTGAAAACGGAGATATTATTTTATATACCACAACAATTTATGATGATGGTTCATTCGGAACTAATAACATTCTATCTGCTGAAAATATCGGCAAAGAAGACTTGAATAAAATCTATACTGATTATAAAGCAACTTGCTCGGAAATAAATTATGAGGATGTTTTACGTAATCCAAAAAGTTTTGAAAATTCTATATTTAAAATAACCGGCTCTGTTTCCCAAGTAATTAGTGAGGATTCATATTCTGCCGAATACTTAATCTCTACTTCATCAGGATATATATATGCATCTTGGTATGATGATGAATTAATTAGAGGATCTAGGTTTTTAGAAGAAGATATCGTCACTATATATGGCAAATTCGAAATGTTGAAAACATACGATACGTTAATCGGAAATCAGAACACCGTTCCTCAAATATCCGTTCAGTTTATGGATTTGCAATAATAATTTTGAAAACAAAACCGCCCGGTACGCCAATACCGAACGGTCTTACATACATCCGAAGATGTATATCCATATTGCAGATATATTGTATCATCTTTGGACAGCTATTACAATCGGAACATATTTTCGATAGCTGTTATTTTTATACCCTTTTTTAATATATTTTAACAAGGAGATGGTTGTTATGACTAATAAGCTTTTAAGATGTGCTATTTATATACGTGTATCTACTTTTGAGCAAAGCGTGCACGGAAAGTCTCTACAGGCACAAAAAGAATTTTTGGAACGCTACGCCGCCGAACACGGCATGATTGTTGTTGGCGTATATGCAGACGAGGGAAAAACAGCACGTAAGGAATTAAAAAAGAGAAAAGCTATCCACGCACTGGTAAATGATGTGAAGCAAGATAAAATAGACGTGATACTCTTTTGGCGGCTAGACAGATGGTTTCGTAATCTTTCTGATTTTTACAAGGTTCAGGATATTCTTGACGAGCACAGTGTGCGATGGATCTCTGCTTCTGAGCCAGGAATTAACATGGAGACAAGGGACGGGCGTTTGCAATTAAATGTTGTGTTGTCCATCGGGCAGAACGAGGTTGATACCACTTCCGAAAGAATCAAATTTGTAAACGAAGCTTCCATTCGGCAGAGAAAACTTATTTTCGGTGATGCCAATATGCCTTTTGGTTATAAGTCCGGTATTGTAGACGGAAGAAAATGCATGATAAAGGACCCTGATACAGATCACATGGTGGAGGATTTTTTCCAATATTTTAAAAAACACCAATCCAAACAAGGAGCTGTTCGGTACATGCAAAGTACATACGGTATTAACTTTTCTTATTCTATGCTTCGCACGATGCTCTCTAGCGAGTTTTACAAAGGTACATACAGGGGATTTCCATACTGTCCTGCGTATTTAACAGAAAGTGAATGGAACGAAATACAGACAATTTCGGTTAGAAATGTAAAACGCACGCCGTCCGGCAGAGTTTACTTATTCTCCAGTCTTATGCATTGCCCTGTGTGCGGCCAAAAGTTAGTCGGTACTGGATGCTCGTCTATCATCAATCGTAAAACAGGAGAGAAAAGAACTTACTGCTACTACCGTTGCAACCGCGCTATTACAGATTGCATCTGCACCAACAGACACCGTGTAAGCCAAAATCTTATCGAAAAATATTTGTTGGAAAATTTAACAGATGAATATCACAGATACAAAATCAGGAACAATAAAATTAACGAGGAAAATAGAAAAAAGAAGGTAGATAGATCTCCCGAACAAATCCGAAAGGAGCTGGAGCGTCTGAACTTATTGTTCCAAAAAGGGCGCATCTCTTTTGATTACTACGATGAGGAATATACTCGTTTGGAGCAAGAACTTAGCACTATTAATGCGACTCCTATCGAACCTGATCGAGATCTCTCTTACTTAGATGAACTGCTGCAAACTGATTTTAGAGAAATGTATAACTCTCTGACTCTTGAAAACAGACGCGCTTTTTGGCGCTCTACAATCAAGGAGATACATCTCAACGACGATTACACTGTAAAAGAGGTTGATTTTTTGTGATTTGTCTTGTACTAATTATACTATTCCATTTGGAGCCGATAAATCAATGACCGCCGTGCTCTCCGGCGAAGCAGATATCGGATTCATGGGGTCAGAAGCATCTATTTATACCTATAATGAAGGTGCAAACGACTATGTTGTAAATTTTGCCCAGCTTACACAACGTGCCGGTAATTTTCTTGTAGCTCGAGAAGAAATGCCTGATTTTTCATGGACGGATCTAAAAGGGAAAACAGTGCTCGGCGGACGAAAAGGCGGCATGCCTGAAATGGTATTTGAGTATATCTTAAAACAAAAGGGAATCGACATCGAAAAAGATCTGACAATCAACCAAAATATTGACTTTGGCTCTACTGCCGCCGCTTTCTCAGAAGGTCAGGCGGATTTTACAGTTGAATTTGAGCCGGGAGCTACCACTTTGGAAAAAGGCGGAAAGGGATATGTTGTCGCTTCTCTCGGCGAGGACAGTGGATATGTCCCTTACACCGCATTTTCTGCAAAGAAAAGCTATATCGAAAAAAATAAAGACGTCATTCAGGGATTCACGGATGCGCTGCAAAAAGGAATGGACTACGTGCAGACACATACTCCGGAAGAAATTGCAAAAATCATTGCACCACAGTTCAAAGAGACAGACTTAGCCACTATCACAACGATTGTGACCCGTTACTATGAGCAGGAGACTTGGAAAGAAAATCTAATTTTTGAAAAAGAAAGCTTTGAACTTTTGCAAAACATTTTGGAATCTGCTGACGAACTCACTAAGCGGGCACCTTACGAAGACCTTGTAACAACTGATTTTGCCAAAAAGGCTGCAAAATAAAAATGCGTGAACGGGGAATCTTCCCCGTTCACACATTACATGTTCCATCTTCTGTTATTCTATATACACTATGATGTAGGCTCTGTCGCTGTCCCGTCAGAAGGTGTCGCCGGAGTATCCTGTGTCTTATCATCACTGCTTTCCGGTGTACTGCTTCCATTGCCCCCTTGTGTTTGATCTGCCGGCTCAGTTTGATTCTGCGGTTCATCCGTTGTGTCTGAATCAGGCGTGGCAGTATTATTGTCATCACCGGAATCTATGTTCAAATCCTCATTCTTTGAATCTTCCGGTTGATTTTCTTCTGTTTGATTCATATACTTGTCATACATCTGCTGTGCGAATTTTGCAATTGGATGCCGATAGGTATATGCTGCAAATCCAAGTACCGCAACAACGATCAGAAAGAGTAAGAACTTGAGCAATCCGCCGCCTCGTCTTTCTTTCCTCGTTTTCGTCTTTCCTCTTCCGCCTCGTCTTTTCGGAAACGAAACAGAAGGAAGCTTTTTCCCTCTCTTTTTCTTTCTCTTTGTTTTTGTCTCTACCACATCTTCTGCCGTCGCTTTTTTCTGCGTGTCTCTTTCTTTTTGCTTGTCCAGATTCACCTTTATCTTGCAGTCATAGCAAAATGCATATCGTGTAAAAACAGGCTCCCCACTTTCGTCCGTACCGGACTGCACCGGCTTAATCGTCATCTCTTTACCGCATCTTGTACATTTCAT